TTATTGATCAAAAAAGTTCATTAAAACTGACCAAAAGAAAACAAGATAAATAGCAAAAATCGCAATAGAAATAATAAAGTTCCATAGTCCCGCTCGGTTCCAAGTAGCCTGAACGGCACGGAAAGTTTCTACGTCTTCGTAATCACCTTTTTGCCAAGCCCACTCATTACCTTTGAAGCCAACAACAAATATCCAAAAAATGTTGAATACTGGAATGAGAGTTAAAAGTGGGAGATATGTTTTGTTACCGACTCCCCAAAAAACGTTGTAAATAAAAGCTCCCCAATTCCAACCTTTAATCTCTTGCGGTGTTTCCTTACCATCCTCCTGCATAGTTATTCCCCTAAAATGATTCAGCTTTTAATGACATCAGTATTTGGTCAGCGCGCATCCTACTTCATAACGGGAGGGGATGCGTTTTTATTTTCCTGGTTACTTGTAATACCAGTTCCCCTTGGCTACCAAGAAAAATGTGCGTTTATTGTGGTAGTATTTGTGACTTGATTTAATAACCCAGCCACCGGTACTCATTAGATATGAAGAACGTTTAACGCTTGATCCTTTATGCAGGTACCCGTAAAAAGTATAGTGATTGTCGGCCTCATATTTTCCAGTCGTGACTTTGTAAACGCGAACGGTTTTTTTAGCAGTTGCGTGCTTAGTAGCTTCAGCAGCATAACTATTGCCATTTAAATAACTAGCGTTCGCTGATGACGAGAATAAAAACAAAGTGGAAAGTAGTGTGGTGCCTAATAAAACTTTTTTCAAAATAATTTCTCCCCTGAATATATGCAGCTTTTAACGCCGATCAGATTTTTTGGGCGTAGAGCTATTAGTAGGTATAGATCAAACTTTGCATATTGACTCTTGGTGACATATCTTGTCGGGTCATCATAGTTTCAAGATTTCTGCCAAACATCTTGCCGAATGCTACGCGACCAGGGCCATTACGGTAACGAATTATCTTGGCACCAGATAGGGATTTCTGAGGACTGTTGTGAAAGTAAACCTCCGAGACTTGTTGTAAGCGTACAAACAAAGAAGACTTGGAAATTCCATAAATTGAACATATTTGTTCAAAGTTCCAGCCATCTTGTAAAGCATAGATTAGACAAACATCAGGAAGCAAAAGCATTGAAGCCGCTACGTTTGCTTCAATTTCAATTGGGTCATCTGTTTTTCCGAGTACAGAATTACTACCGTCCCGAAATAACGATTGTCCGTGTCCCTTATGGAGTATGTAGTGTCCGATCTCGTGAACCTTTGTGAAGTTTTGACGGGCGATATATTCTCTGTCATCGTAGTACACCTTGTAAAAGCTATCAGATTCAACAAAAGCGCCTATGACATCCATCGCCGAGTCAAAATGGTAGGGCGATATAGCTAGCGGCTCACTAGACACAAGTGAGTGTAGAGCAAGTTGAAAATTGTATGCGTGATAAGAACCTATATTACGAACTTCATTATCGGTAATTGATCGCACGGCATTAGAAATTTCAAAATATCGTTTTAGCTTCATAAAGATACACGTCCTATACTTAGTAAAATTATTCTCTGTTCTTCCGTTCTTGTTCAATATCACGACGAGTGAAGTCCGCAAATCGTTTAAGGGCGTCCGAATATGCCTGATACTCTTCATTACTCATCCCATCGGGATCAGCTAGCGAACGAAAAAGAACGCTAGGAGTATCATCAGAAGCAGTATTATTATCATCAAGCAAGGAGTCAACAGACACATGAAGTACATCTGCTACAGCCTTTAGCTTGTCAGCAGATGGTACTTTTGTCTTCCAGGAATAAATAACATTTGTTTTTAATCCAGCCTTATCGTTTAACTGGGAAAGGCTGTATCCACGTTCTTTTGCAATTTTTTTTATTTTTTCAAACATTGTCATAGCAGGCTTTCTCCTATTTATGACAAGCTCTTATTAAACTATTGTTTCATTTTTGTTTGACATTTTTAAACTATAGTTATAATATGAGTTCATCAAGTAATTAAGCAAGAAAAAACAAGCAGTTATCAAATGCACTTTGCCGGGTGAATGTTGATAGCTAGAGTCTTTATTGCTTATTTTGTATGCACTTATTTTAAACTATAGTTTAATAAAATGCAATAACTTGATGAATAAATTACGAAAGGAGGAAAGATAAAAAATGAAATTGATTATTAAAGGTACGCATAGAGAAATTCAAAAAGTGCTCCAGACTATTACCGGTAGCCAAGAGCACAGTTCCAGTGTCGCTGATAGTAGCACGACATATATTGGCATCAAACGTCCACTATCACCAAACAAAGGAGATGTTTGGTACGGCAAGCAAGGAATTACTGTTTATCACTAATTTCCAACGGGAAGGAAGCATAAGCATCAGCTCTTCCGTTTCCAGTAACAATTAGTAGTTCGTTACCGTCTGCGAAAATTTGACGAGTGATTCTAGCGTCTCCAGTAAGTGATTCAATTTTTCTACCTTCGGCGCTAGGAGTTTTAAAACTAAATGTTTCATTTGTATCCAGCCGTAAGTGGTAATAATTTTTATCCATATTTATCACCTCGATCAATTGGAATACCTAAAGTATACCGCAATAAATTACGGAAAGGAGGCGAAAACATGCCAGAACAAACAATTGATAAAGCTGCATTGGAAATTGAACTGCAATATGTGGCTGCACTAAAACGTCATGGATTATCTCAAAAAGCCATGGCAGCGTTGCTTACTACTCAGGACGAAAAAGTGGCACCATCGCAAGTTAACAGGGCCGTCAAAGGTGGTAACGAGCCCAAATCAAGACGGGTCCGGTCAAAAATGGCCAAAATTTTAGGAATTGAGGAGGACTAATTATGAATGATTTAGTAATTATGAAAGACAAACAAGCAGTCACCAGTAGCTTGCAGGTAGCTGAAACGTTTGAGAAGGAACACAAAAATATCATGAGAGACATTGATAAGCTACTGGAATCTGGTGGCTCAAAATTGAGCCGCGAGATGTTTGCCACAGGTGCTTATGAGAATCGTGGCAAGGAATACCCAATGTATTACATGAACCGTGATGGTTTTACTTTACTAGCGATGGGTTTCACGGGAGATAAGGCGCTTCAATTCAAGCTCCAGTACATTAAAGCGTTCAACGAGATGGAACATCAAGTTAAGTTTCAAGTGCCATCTACGTTGCCAGAAGCATTGCGTTTAGCTGCTGACCAAGCAGAAAAGATTTCAGTGTTGCAGCCTAAAGCAGACTACACCGACAAGATGTTAGCTAATCCAGGATTAGAGACAACATCAGTAATTGCTAAGAACTATGGCTACTCAACGCGTGAGTTTAACAAACTACTGCATGGACTGGGCATTCAATACAAGCAAGGTAAAACGTGGTTGTTGTATGCCAAGTATCAGAATCTAGGCTACACGCATGTCGAACCCTACGGATACACCAACAGTGAGGGCGTGGAAAAGGTACGCAACACAATGAAGTGGACGCAAAAGGGGCAAGAGTTCTTATACAGTTTCTTGAAGTCAAAGGGAATTCTGCCACGCATTGAGCAGACAGCATAAGGAGGAAAATGTTGAAGGTAATATTGAGTGTTTTAGGTATCACAATGCTAATTGCGATTATTTGTTTCTATTTTGGGATACCGATTCAGCTTGTTGCACTTGTTCTTGCTGGATACGCCTTTCTTTCCACCCGCTAACATTATAATTCATGCCATAGTATTTAAACTTCTTTCTTTTAGATAGTGCAAAGGGATCCTTAAACAATCCGCGTTTTGTTACTTTGAGAGAAATTCCTATATGGTCTAAATCTATATTCTTGTCTGTAGGCAATATAACTACTAGATCAAAACGAGTGAACGAATTAGCCTTGAATACACCATATTTTCTGTCAGGTATGTCAAGTTCGGCATACTGATTGCCGATTATTTGATAAATTTTGTCACTATCATGACCAACCTCAAATGTTTTGCAAGTTACGAGGGGCAAATCAATGTTTGTTTTTGTATTGAATGCTCGTAAATCAAAAAAGCCAATATCGTTTGGGGAAGGATTTACCACTGAGATGTTAGTAACATATGGATATTCATATGTCCCATTTATGCTATTCGTGTCAATATTTGAATCATTTTTCATTGAAAAAACACTGCCAATATCCGATTCGTAGATGTTTTTTTCCCATTCTACTAAAAGAGACTTACGGTTTTTCCAAAGTGTATAAATCGAAATTGCGAACGAAAGAAGAGCTATCAAATTTTTAATGAAGAAATGTATAAGTGCAAGCATGATTAAACCTCGGTCAATTGGAATAACCCAAGTATACAACTGAAAGGAATGATCCACATGAAGAAACTGATCAACGTTTTATGGGCAATCGAAAAAGACCTCCATGTTATCGCAAGTAACACGGAAGCCCTAAATAATAATGCACTAGAGGTTTCAATACCAAAAAAGGTTTCTAAAAATAATATAGCAAACCCCTATTAATTATCTGGGAATATATTCTCTCGAATAAATTTCCACGTTTCTTTTGAAGCAAGACCTTGATAGTTATGAACCAGTTCACAGACAAATAATGAATCATTTTTATCCATCGTGTGTTGCAATTGGTTACACATATCATCGGGTGACAAGCTGGTTCTTACTAGCCAAACAGATTTTTGAATTTTGATATACGAACCACCAAATGACTTAATGGTTTTTTTCACCTGTTCATATTTTTGGCCGGGCTCATCTAAATCATATGAAATAATGTATGGTTTGCTCATTTTATATCACCTCGATTAATTGGAATAACTCAAGTATACAACTGGAAGGGGGACTCTAAATGGATGAATTTGTAAAAGGGCTAGCCACTTTGTTCAGACAAGCCTATAAGTTGGGGGTTGAAGAAGGACGCAAACAACCGCTTGTTGAAGCAAAGATGTTGAAACGAAAAGACTTACCAGAAAAATTTGGAATCAAAGTTGATGCATTTGATGAGTATTACCGCGATAAGGGCTTTCCGTACTATCAAGAAGGTAGTCAACGTAAGTATTATGCCCCAGCCGTTCATCTATGGTTGCTAAATCACCAGAAATATAACAATTAAATCCTAGCCGGGTAGATGGTGTGAGCAACTAATAACGCATGATAGAAAGGAATGGTTATATGTACGAAGTTTACCTGCTAGTTGGCTTTCTAGCCTTCTGGCTAACAGTAATTGTATTGATTGCCTCAGCCGGGTATCAGCTGCATAAGTCAGTGGAACGTGCCGGCGGATGGGCACCATTTTTGAAAAACTTCTTTGGAATGGAGGATCAACATGAAAATTAATGTTGGTGACAAGGTTGGCTACGAAGATACGTATGCCGCAGGTATCAAGATGGTGACTGCTGGTATTGGCAAAGTAGTAGAACTCAAGCCGGACGTTTACGGGAAGTCGAATAAGCAAATTGCGGTTATTAAGCAGCGTGGTCATGAGTCATTTGAAATGTTCACTAACGGTTTGGAGGTCGTCGATCGATGAAATTAGGACACAAAAAAGGGCTGAGACACCACTCAGCCCTCGAAAGAAGATTCTGCTATTTATCGGTAGCAAATTTATATTTTACTAGTATTCAGAGGTGTTTTCAATGGTTTTAGGTGGAACTACCGCAGAATATGACCGAAAATTCGGGAAACAGGCCATAACACATATCAATCAGCCTGCCCCAGCTGCTCAGCATGTAGACACCGATGAAGCTTATATGGCTTCTGTTAAACGTTCAGCCTTGATAGACGCATATCAGACTATGCAGACTGAGCTTTGCAAGTATATCGGGCATAGCAGCGACGAAAAAATCAAACACAATTATTACATGAAACTTGACCGCACAAATCAGCGACTAGAACAGTTACGAACGGAGAAATAGGAATGACAGAAACGGCATTAGACCTCTATCAGCGTTATGAACTTTTAAATGATCTGATGGGTAGCAAAATCAGCAAATACAAAGGTGAAATTGACTATGAAACGGATAAAAAGGCATTTGAACAAGATAAGACGTTGGTTACAGCTTACAAGCAAGAGTTGCAAGCTGAAGTCAATGAAGCGTATGGCAAGTTCTTATCCGCTATGGACGGACATGAATCCTTAGATGGTGTTGATCGGGTTCGACATGATCCGTTTAAGAAAAACAGTTGGCAAGTAAAGCCTAAACTAACCCGTGCCAAGATTGGTAAACTTCCAGCTGATTCCGTATTGCAGCAAGCTGTGCAAGAGTACCGGGAACTTAATGCGTCAAAAGTTAAGCAAATGCTGGCTAACGGTGAGATTGCCAAAAGTGGTGATCACATTGTTGGACCCGGCAATGAGAAGTTGGACGACTATATTTCAGTTGAAATCAAGCCAGATGAATTCAAAGAGACTAATTCGAATTAAGTAGGAGGAACACAATGCCAGTTGTGAGTACAAAGAAAATTCAGCGAAACAAAAATTGGAAAGTGATTATTTATGGTAAAGCAGGGGTAGGAAAAACAACGGCAGCTAAGTTTTTAAAAGGTAAAACATTAATTTTGCCGTTGGATAATAGTGCCAAGGTCTTAGCCAATGAAGCGAATATTGATATTTGGAAAGATCCTAAGTTCGATACCGATGATGACAATTATTTCGATCGCGAACATCCAATAGAATCTATTGTGGCGTTTTTCAATGAAATCAATAGTGGAGTAACTAAGCTATCTAATTACAACAATCTGTTTATCGATAATGTCAGCTCATTTGAAGATGACTGGTTTGTTGAACGAGGTCGTAAGTCTAAGAACGGCATTGCTAACGAAATTCAGGATTACGGTGCCTGGAAGAATTATTTCTCTCGTATAATGACGAGCCTTTACTTATTGCCAAACGTCAATGTCGTAACGACTGCATGGGAAGAACAACGTGATTTAACTACTGAATCTGGTCAGACATTCAATCAGTATGCGCCTGAAATTAGAGACAAGGTGCGTGATGGACTGCTAGGGCTTGCCGATGTTGTTGGGCGAGTGTTCGTTAACCCTAAAACTGGTGGCCGTGGGGCTATTTTAGAGGGAAACGACGCAGTATATGCCAAGAACCGAATTGATGATCGTAAATTCGTGCCAATCGAAAAGCTATTCGGTTTTGGCGAACCTAACGATTCAGAACCGCAAAATTCAGAAGGACAAAATGAAACTACAAGCACTCAATCAGAAAAGGATGGTCTTAAATAATGGCAGGATTTGATATGGATTACTCAGAAGCAACGGATTTCGTTGTTGAAAACGGAACGTATGAAGTAGTAATCAACGAGGCTAAACAAGACGTATTTAAAAATAGCGGAATGGACTACTTACAATTTGATCTAATTATTCGTAATGATATTACAAATCAGAACAGCAAAAATATGCATATCTTCTATCGCATTTTTCCTAGCAAAGAAACAGGAAAATTTCCAAAAGGCATGTTGTTGGCTGTTGGAAAAAACGCAGGGATTCCTAACAACACACACTTTCAAAACTTAGACGATTATTTCAACCACTTGTATCACAAGCCGTTATTAGTGACTGTAAAAAACGAAAAATGGGAAAAGAATGGTAAAAGCGGCGAGAACCTTAACGTTAAAAATATGCGGCCATCAGCATTTCCAAACGTCCAACACGTTTTTAAAAATAATGATGGGACTTCAGCTAATACTGGCACGAACAGTGGCGATCCTATCGACATTACCGATGATGATCTTCCGTTCTAAGTTGGGGTGATTAAATGCAGCGGTCACGATCAAAATACTTTGAACGTAATGGCAAGTCATACTTGTTAGTTGAGCTTGACCATCAGCCTAATTTGGACCATATCGAGACCGTTAGCGGTTCACGTGACCAACTTTACTTAGATTGGGAATTAGCTGACACACGGAAAGCTAGGCCACAACAACGGCGGCTATTCTTTGCCCTGTTGAGTGACATTTATACATGGTCAGGCATGCCTACAGACTTTTTGAAAGAGTTGTTCTATCTGCAATATGAGGAATACACGTTTGGCAAACAAATTAGCCTGTCAGACACGACAGAATCGTCCGTGAGCGACGCTAACGTGTTACTCGACCTAGTTATCGATTTCATGTTTACGTGGCGTGTACCGTTCAAACAAGGCTATGAATTGCTACCGAGAGAGCAAGAGTATTACCAATATCAGTGTTGCCGCCATCGTCGGTGCATGATATGTGGCCGTGAGCACTCAGATATTAACCACGTTGATACGGTTGGGTCTGGCCGCGATCGGAACCACCTTGACCATACGCAATTACGAGTTAACTGCTTATGCCGTGAGCACCATACAGAATGGCACAAGATCGGTCCGACAGCCTTTGGCGAGAAGTATCACATTCCAGTTACTGGGATCAAGTTGGACGAAGAAACGTTGAGAAAGATTGGAGTTAGAGGAAATTACCGAGGTGAAACAAATGGGAAACCTGTTAATAAATGAGCCACCACTACAAGTATTGCCATCCTTAGCAGTTAAGTTAGACAGTGCCGACAAAGCAATAATACTCCAGCAAATTCATTATTGGTTGAACAGATCTAACAACGTAAGAGATGGATTTAGGTGGATTTATAATAGCGCCGCAAAATGGCATGAACAGTTTCCATGGCTATCAGAAAAAACAATTCAGCGTTATTTAAAAGACCTTGAAAAACGTGGATTACTAATTACTGGTAACTATAACAAGGCAAAATTTGACCGTACAAAGTGGTACAGAATCGATTATGACGCATTAGACAATTTGGGGTCAGCATTGGGACTGACAGTACCAACGATAGGGACTGAGCGTCCCAATGGAATGGGACTGACAGTACCCACCAATACCAATAGACTACCAGAGACTACTACAGAGACTACAAAAGAGAATAGTGCAGCTGTCGCTGCACCTTCCTCAATTGAGGCTGACTTTGAGGAAATCTGGTCAGCTTATCCCAACAAAAAGGGGAAAAAGCAAGCTTTTAACCATTACAAAGCTTGGCGTAAAAAGTCAGCAAAACATTCCAACAATTATCTTTTCAACCAGTTAAAACTGTACAAGCAATACATTGCTCAAAATAAAGATTGGTATCGCCCCATGGATGGATCTACATGGTTCAATGGCCGGTTTGATGACGAGTATCAAGTATCAGCCGAACCAAAACATGAGGGCCGCGAGTATTGGACGGGAGGTTAACATGGAGCACGTTACTTTTGACCAGGGATATATTCAGCGGTTAGCCAATGCCCATCATGTTGACCTGAGCCACTTGCCGACTAAGGAAGAATTAGATCGTAAGACGGCTGAGCAAGCGGCGCAACAATTGAAGCGAGACAAAATGGCCCGGTACTATAGCTACTCGGTTTGGTCCGGAAACATACCGCTCAAATTCTCGTTTGGCAACTGGGATATTGCTAAGCAGGATGATCCGAAATTGGCTAAATCACTAGGAAAAAAAGCATTCGTGTTGGCTAAGCAATTAGAACAGCGAAACTTCAATGTGGCTATGATCGGTGTTCGTGGTGTCGGCAAAACGTCCTTGGCGTTGGCAATGTTGGAGTACCTGATGGGGAATGGGCACAGCGGCATGTTTGTATCGACTGCTGAACTGCTAAAGATGGTAAATGACAAATATGATGATCCGTCAATTCGCCCTAAATTGATTAACATTACGCGGTCAATGATTGAGGTTGATGTATTGGTACTAGATGATTTTGGCACGGAAGGCGGCATGACAGGAAATATCAAACCGGTCCATAAGGACTTGCAAGATATGATGTATCAGGTCTCTAATGCCCGAGTCGATTTTAGCAATAACACTGCTAAGGGGATCACCATCATTACGACCAATAATACCAAGGGACAGCTAAAACAGATGTATGAAGGCAAGTTTATTGACCGTGTATATCCAGACAATCCAGATCATCAATTAATTTTCGATGGCATGAAAGGGGTGCGTAACGTATGAGTGAATGTCCATTGTGTCATGGCACTGGTGTGTTTCATCATTGTACGGCAAGCACCATCACAGCTAGTCCATGCCCTAATTGCAACGAAGCTTTGAAAAAACGGCGTAAACGTGAATTTGAAGAACTAAGGAACGAAGCAAAACGACTATTGAGAAAGGAGTAGAGGTGTATGTCATCAAACAAGAAAATGGCAGCTGAAATTAGAGCGGCTTACGCAAATTATGGTAACGATCCAGATAATTGGCCGAAGGATGTTAAAAAGGAAATCCGCGGTCAAACTAAAGATGAACACACAGCTGAAAACAAGATTCTACGCCATCTGATTTTGCATGGATATACCAACAAATATATTGCACAAGAACGTTCAAAGAAACCGCAATATCTACAGCAATTACGTGACAGAATGCAAAGACGTGACGAATTGAATTACCAAGCCACACCCGATGAATTTGTACAGCTAAAATACAACGTCAAACACATGAACAGGCCTAACAATAAGGAAGTGGCTAGCGTTATGGGACGCGACAAGGATTGGGTGCGCTGCATGCGAGAGAAGCTACGGGAGGCAGAAAATGTTTAACTACAGCAATAAAGTTAAGTGGATTAGAGTCGTGGATATTGATGGTGTCTTAACGTGGATCAATTTAGAAAAAGTCGAAAGAATCTACCAGACTAGTGAGGGATCTACGTTTGAGTCTGCTTACACAATTACTCAAACTACTATCCCATTCGAAAAAATTTCCGACCTATTGAATGGAAACAGCCAATGAAGTACGGCGATAAGGTGTATTACCACCCACGCCACCACGGTAAGAAGAAAGCTACGTGGCTATGCTGGATCAAGCGTAGTGGTAGGCGGTTAGCGATGATTAAAGTTAAAAGCGACCACAGGCATATTGAGGTGGCACCGAGTGATGTTGAGATTGGGAGGTCGAATGATGGTACCAAAATTTAGAGTGTGGAATAAGATTGATTCTGAGTATACAGATGAAATAAATGCAGTAATGAGTCTGGATGGGTCACATATTTGGTGGGACATTCACGACTCTGGGGAAATGGAATATGAAGATAACCCAGATAATTATGAATTAGAACAATCTACTGGCCTGAAAGATGTCAATGGCAAGGAAATCTACGAAAATGATTTAATTAGATTAACTGATGATTTAGAAGACCCTATATATAAAGTTATTTTTGATGAAGATAAATTTGAAATTATTGGTGGTGGGGTTTGCTATGATTTGGGTGAAGAATTTATGGACTGTGAAGTTATTGGCGACATTCACAATAATCCGGAGCTACTGAAGGCGGACAAATGAAATTCACCAGTGAAAAAGTAAATGAATTGTTAGGTGTAGATGAAGCATTTAAAGTTCCGGATAAATTGATGTCAATCATGATGAACCGTGAAAAACGTGAGCAAACATTTAAAAAATTTTTAGAAGTTGAGCGTGATACATCGTTTGATTGGTTTCATGAATACTTTGAGAGTGAACAATCGGAGCGTAAGACGAAAAAACAAGATTTTACACCAGATAGTGTTTCGGATATTATGACAAAACTTGTCGGTAACGCTGATATTTATTTTGAAGCGGCAGCTGGTACAGGTGGTATTGCTATTCGTCATTGGCGGAACGATTTAATCGATAACCACAACCCTTTTTCCTACGAGCCGTCAGATGATTATATGGTTCTGGAAGAAAAGTCAGAACGTGCGTTGCCGTTTCTGCTATTTAATCTATCAATTAGAGGTATCAACGCAATCGTTATTCATGGCGATAGTTTGAGCCGTGAAGTCAACAATGTTTATTATCTGTTGAATGATAAAAATGATTTTTTAGCGTTTAGCACAGTGAACGTTATGCCACAGAACGAAACTACGATGAAAGAGTTTAATGTTAGTCGATATATTGATAGTCCCATAGATCACATTGAAGCAGACATCAACATGTGGCGTGACAACGTCGGTAATAAATATGATTTTGCAGCTAAATTTATTGAAAAGTATTCAAAATTGAAAGGGATTAGTCATTAAAATATTTGAAACAGAAATAAAAGAAATATGTGGAGGCACAGCATGATTAAGACATACCGCAAAACGGCAACGATTAAGGCTGAGAAATTTGACGAAGCAAAATGGCAGTCTATTTATAACGATTCCCATAACCCGGAAGAATGGGATATTGAAGCGCAGAAGTTTGGTATTGACCATTATCATGGATATTTCATTATTCCAACGCGTGAAGGTGACATGAGGATTCATGACGGCGATTGGATTGCCACAGGCATCAATGGTGAGCATTGGCCGATTTCTGATGACGTTTTCAAGAAGACGTATGCGGAATTGCCAGTAATTCCTAAGGCTGTTGCTGGCATGATTGAAAATTACCGCAGAAACGAGCCACTTAGCAATTTGCTATTTGATGCTGGAACTTTTCACTTTGAAAACAGGGTCCTTGATTGGATCAGGATTCATGATGAAGTAGTTGCCCGCGCGTGGCTAGACGGGTATCAAGTGAAGGAAGACAAATGATGGCGATTTATTGGGTTTTATTTCTCATAGGAATTCTGGTAGGCATTGGCATAAGCGCGCTAATTGTCTTGTGGTGGATATGGCCGTTTCTTTGGAAAGCGTTTAAATAAATTCTTATTTTATGTAGGAGGCTGAAATGCAGACGATTCTATTATGTGTGATTTTATCAATTTTTGTTTCAATTATTTTTGGTCAATGGTATATGTGGCAGGTCTCCAAGTTGTTGACTATGCAGCTAAAGGAAGTCGAGAAGATCACGACGGGCGTTATTGACGAGGTTAAGCGGAAACTAGGAATTCATTAGGAGGACGTATGGATAAAACACGAGACGAAATGAGTAATGACCAACGTATATTGTTTAGCTATCTGGAATCATTGGTGCCAAAAGACGATGTATTGATGGGGATAGTCGAGTTTCAATCAAGTTTCGATTATTTTGACGTTCCTGATGCCGTTTATGTCGCTAAATGTATGCTGAGCAATGCGGAGATTACTAACGTGCTACACGAGCTGACACGGCCATTTTAGACAGCAAAAAAGGGCTGAAGCCACAGCCCTTACCCCAAATTGGCTCCTAAAATTTACTCTTACTCCGCGGCCAACGAACGAAATATTATGCCATTAACATTAAAGCAAACTTAAAATAAGCTTAAGATGGAGGAATGATGGGTGAAACGATCGACGATTAGAACGGTAGAGGATATTCTACGTGATTATCCCAAAATTGATAAGTTAATTAAGGCCAGAGAAGAGGAATTACGCCATCCAATAAAACAAGAAGACGACAATGTCGGTGGTGGTAGATCATCTATGATAGGCGATAGCGTAACTACGGTATTAATAAAGCTAGAAGAAGATGGTCCACTAAATCTTTTGAAGCGGAAAAAGAGTGCAGTTCAAGAATGTTATGCTAGTTCTGACGAGGACACGCAGGTAATAATCAAAGAATTATATTTTAAAAAACGGCCACGGCTTAGTGTGGAGGGAATAGTTGCTAATGGGCTAGTTAATTGTAGCCGAAGCAGTGCTTTTCTTTTAAAAAAGGAGTTCATTGAAAAGTGCGCTAAAATGCTAGGCATATACTGAATTGGAAAAAACACAAGATTATCATGATACTATTGTGATATTAATCTGATACTATTGTGATATTATTTTGATACTTTTAACCTCTAATTTGGGTGTAAATTAGTATCATAGATGAAAATCGTTAAGGTGCGTGCATAGCTCAACGGCAGAGCAAAGAAGATACGGGTTCGACTCCCGTTGCACGTATTGGACGCAATAACTTAGAGGAGATGGACTCTCCCGTTCATCCAAGGCTACAGCGTCCATATTGTGATTGTAACTGGTGGTGGCCTGCCAGAAGAGGGCGGTTTGAACTCCGTGTGTGGTTCGATTCCACACCAATCACATTGCCTAGCAGGTGGCATATACCCTGTGTCCCGATGATGACTGAAAACTCATCGTGTACTTGTGGCGAAAAGGTAGAAACGCTAAAGCCTAATGGCATTATCTGATATCTGATGGTGAGCCGGTTCGACACCGGCACAGAAGTTGGTGCTTAGAATCAGATTAAGTGTAGGGTTCGACTCCCTATCAAGCACATTGGTCAGCAACCACGGTATAGCGCAATACCAAAATGCGAGTTCTATACGCTAAACTAAAAGCGTAAGTCGACGGGTGATTGAAACGTGGCTAAAAATCAAAAGTCCACGCCAGGAGGTTCATTACCGTGTGTGGTTCGATTCCACACCAATCACATTTCACAAGCGTTATTTAATACTTATGCAAAGATAACGATTACAATATAGTTGTAATCTATATTTACCAGCTTAATATAGATTGCTAGCCTTTTTTCTCTAATATGTACGCTTGTGTATGCTCCTACGGGGGAGTTAATTAATTATTTATGACTATAAAGCTGGTGTAGCCATATGTTAGGCCGTCTTTCCAACGAGACGGCCTTACATAATTGATGGTTCTTGTGCAACGATTATCTACGGCAGAAAGAAGATGCACATAATGGTACGTAATCATTGGGAAACATTGATGTTTGTCGTCACTGTTATTGCTACAGCCATTGCACTTAGAGTTATGCAACAATAACTAGTTGGAAAGGTCGTCTCAAACGAGGCGGCCTTTTAATTTGGAAAAGAAACGGAGGCGTGGTGATATGTAATGACAGCAAAACAAGAACAGGCTGAAAAAGATTACATGGCAGGCATGAAATACAAAGATATTGCCACCAAGTATAATGTCAGCATTAATACTGTGAAAGCGTGGAAAAAAAGGCATGGTTGGCAACGAGAACCAGCAGGCAAAGTTGTACCCCTTAATTCAAAAAGGGTGCACCCAAAAATTGGTGAAAGGGTGCACCCTAAACTGGCTGAAAGCAATTTTCAAGATGGCGAACTGACTCCCCAACAGGAGCTGTTTGCTCAGCTGGTTGGTGGTCAGAGATTACCGCTATATCGTGCTTATCAGATTGCATATAGTAAAACAAAGCCGAAGGTTGCTACAGCCATGTCGCAAGGTTCAAGACTGTCCAACCAAGCTAATATAAAATCAAGAATTCTCAAGATATCTGAAACTTCTGCTGCTGAGAACGAGTGGTCATTATCTAAGGTAGTTGAGTCGTTATCGTTTATCCATGACGAAGCCAAAGCAAGTGTAATTGCTGACGGCCTCAAGAAGGCTAATTCTGATGCCTTACTAAATTCGTTAGATCGTTTGACTCAACTATTACAGCTATCTGAGCATAGCAAATCAGAAATTCGTAAGATTGAGGCAGAAGCAGATATAGCAGAAGCCAAAGCAACTGAAATCAAAAATGCGCATGACAATGAAGACTCAACAATGATTGTGGATGATCTAGGAGATGATTCAGACGATTAAAAAACCGAAAGTAATCATTAAAATGTCTGAACTGATCAACCCACACTTCCGGACAATGTGGAATACTAAAAAGCCTTACGTGATTGTTCGTGGTGGCCGTGGTTCTTTCAAATCTTCAACGATTAGCTTAAAACTAGTTACTATGATGAAATGGCAAACACAATTAGGACACAAAGCCAACGTTGTGTGCATCCGTGAGAACACGGTTAATTTACGAGACTCTGTGTATTCGCAAGTACGCTGGGCTATCGATATGTTGCACATGACCAGTGATTTTATTTATTCAGTATCGCCAATGAGAATTACCCACATTAGTACTGGCAGTTCGTTTTACTTTTATGGCGGTGACAAACCAGAAAAGCTAAAATCAAACACCGTTCAAAACGTGATTGCAACTTGGTTTGAAGAAGCTGCTAACTTTAAGTCGGCGGAAGTGTTTGACCAAACGATTCCCACATTCATCCGTCAGAAGTCGCCATATGTAGATCAGGTTAAAGTGTTCTACAGCTATAACCCGCCACGTAATCCATACTACTGGATAAACGAGTGGATTGCACAGCAGGCCAAAGACCCTGAATGCTTTATTGATACCTCAACATATTTAGATGATAAGTTGGGTATCACAACTGACCAACAACTAAAGTTGATTGAGACATACAAACACAACGATCCTGATTACTATAACTGGCTTTATATGGGCAAAGTCATTGGTTTGGGTACCAACGTCTACAATATGAATCTATTCCACTCTCTCACCCAACTGCCTGTGGATGACCCACTGGTAAACATTGCATTTACTGTTGATGCTGGACATATTAATTCAGCTACCACTTGCTTGTGCGTTGGCTTAACGGCTAAAGGTAACACGATTCTGTTGCATACTTACTACTACTCGCCAGAGCATCAAGCCATTAAGAAAGCGCCAAGCGACTTGGTACCAGAAATTAATGGCTTTGAGAAACGAATGGCAGCCCTGTATCACGTGCGCGTTTTAAAACGCACGATTGATTCAGCTGAAGGTGCGCTACGCAACGAGTTTATCAAAGAGTATTCCGAACGGTGGCATGGCGTAGCTAAGGCAGATGAAGCAACAATGATTGATTATGTCTCTTCACTGTTAGCTCAAGGTCGTGTGTATTACCTAGATACGGATGACAATCAAATATTTGTAAAACAGCACCAGCAATACCAATGGGACGAAAAGACCGTCCACAGTGATGAGCCTAGAGTTGTCAAAGAGAATGATCATACTGTGGATGCATTTAAGTACTTTGCTATTGATGACGCTCGTGAATTAGGTTTGAAGCAAGGCAAGGCCGTTCCAAAGGCTAAGCCGTCATATATCCATTAATAAAGAGAGGAGGCAAACAATGGCTTTTAAAATTGATGCAACATTGCTAGAAGATCCCGACAATCCGCCAATTGAACTCATTAAATATCTGATTGAACAGAAACAAACAGAGCTAACCCGCTTGGATAAGCTAGATAATTACTATTTGGGTAAGCACGACATTTTAAAGCGTGACTTTACTAGCCCCGGTGCCAAAAATAATCGTGTTATGGTCAATCATGCCAAATACATTAGCGATATGGTTACCGGTATGATGACTGGTAACCCAATTTCTTACGTGACACAAGACGGCGAAAACATTGATGCAATCACAGAAGCATTTAATCGCATGGATATTTCAGCACATGACACGGAACTAGAGCGTGATTTATCCGTGTTTGGTGTGGCCTATGAAATTAACTATCTCACTGTCATAGGGACTAATCAGACTGATGAACGGGTAGCACTGTTAGACCCAAGATTGACGTTCGTTGTGACGGATGATACTGAAGATGAAAATCTGTTATTCGGTGTCTATCTACAACCGAAAAAGACGTTAAGCGGTTCTGACAATGGATTCTTAATCAGTGTTTACACTGCCCACAAGCTTATTCAATACCGCACTAATAATGGTCCCTTACCGGATACTAGTAATCAGATGGCAGGCTATCCGAAAGTGTCTCCACATTATTGGGGTGAGGAACCCATTACGGAGTACCAAAATAATCGGCAAATGCAAGGTGACTTCGAACAAGTCATTAGTTCGATTGATGAGTATAACAACTTACAGTCTGACCGGATTGCTGATAAAGATGGTTTCGTTGATGCGTTACTGCTAGTCTATGGTTTGTCTATGGATGGACAAGTCAAGAAAGGCCAGATGATTGATGACTTACCACCCAAAACGGAGGGTGCTTCTATTGAATGGCTGACTAAGACACTGGACGAAAACGACACGCAAACACTGGCTGATTCAGTAACCAATGATATTCACGAAATGTCTTTTGTTCCTAACCTTAATGACAAAGACTTTGCTGGCAATATTTCCGGTGAAGCGATGAAGTACAAACTTTTGGGATTGCTTAACTTAATTTCAGTTAAAAAGCAATCACTAAAACGTGGCTTACGGCGGCGCTTAACGTTGATGCAAAACATGTTGAAAATCAAAGAACAGTTAGTAGATATTGCTGATGTGAAAATCAATATTGTACCCAATATTCCGGTAAACCTTACTGATACCGTTGCCAACATCAAGACTGCGGATGGCGTAATCCCACGTGAGATTACTTACAGTTGGCTGCCGGATGATTATGATCCAAAGAAGCTCATGGAATTAATGAAGCAACAGACCGCTGACAATATCTCAACTCAACGCCAAGCAATGAGTGGCACTGATGAGCTTGAATCTAATTCATCCACAGATACAGAGCAAGGGGGCTATCGTGATGATTCAAATAACGATTCATAAGGATTTGTTACCAAACTCCGTGTTCTGTCGCTATGCTGTGATTACTTTTACTGGTCATGCTATGAGTGGCCCATATGGTCACGATTTAGTTTGTGCGGCAGTTTCAACGTTGTATTCACAGCTTACAGATTATCTTAGTAGTGTCTCCGTGCAAGATGATGGCGATAAAGCCGTTGTTAAAACCGGTTTGTTGGATGCTGGCGACAAAAGATTGTTAGAAGCTTTTACTGGCACTGCCCAACAGTTAGCGACTGAATATCCCAAGAACATTGCTGTGACTTTGGATGAGTCTAATGGCTGATAAAGATAAATTAAACTATTGGGAACGCCGTGCAGTATGGCTAGAGCAACAGCAGCATGATAATGGCGACAAGCACGTTGACACAATTATCAAAGCTTACGTTCAAACACAGAAGTATCTCGTTGGTGAAGCCAATACTCTGTACAATCGATATTTAGATAAATCAGGATTAACAGAAACTGAGGTTTCAGCAATCTTAAACACATCTGTGACGCCTGATCAGTTGGTGGTACTTCACCAAATGGCTAAATCAGTGACTGACAAGACCGTTAAGAAACAGGTCCAAACCTATCTCGATGGTTTAGCCGTGCAAAGCCGTATCAGTCGCGTAGAATTGCTGCGCGCCAAGTCGTATGTGGTCGCTAAGCAACTAGCCAGTGTGCAGTTTGAAGAGTCACAGCCGTACTATATTGACGTCATGCAGGACGCGTATAACCATGCATCTGCTGAAGCTATCATTGGGCAAACGCAGAAAGATTTTAAAGTGTATCAAGGCGATTCAGTGCCGGAAATTGACAAACAAACCGAACAAATCAAGTTTATAAATCAATCCGGTAAGACTGTTCAGACACTAGATGTGGCACATACTAAGCCTGTGGCGAGCTTTAAAGAGATGTCTACCAAGTATGCGAAGCATGCCATAGATGAGCCGTGGCACGGTGCTAATTACTCTCAGCGTATCTGGAAAAACACGGACAAGTTGGCAGATAGTTTACAATCACTATTCACAGCTAAAGCAATGACTGGCATGAGTGAGCATGATATGTCAGACACATTGCAGAAAGAGTTTTCTACCAGCGCTTATGATGCTCGCCGATTGATTCGTACTGAAGCAGCGTATATGAGCAATCAAGCCCGTTTAAAAGGTTGGCAGGATCATAACGTTGAAGAATACTCGCTGGTGGCTGTGCTGGACTTTCGAACATCACAGTTTTGTAGGCATATTGATGGTAAGGTATTTAAGGTTAAAGATGCTAAGTGTGCTGGCTTTGATGGTAACTATCCGCCGTTTCATCCGTTTTGTCGGACGATTGCGGTAGCCAAGTTTACCAATCAAAAAACGGGTGGTTACCGAACTGCACGCGATCCAATTGCAGATAAAACTATGCGAGTTCCAAGTGACACAACTTATCAGGCATGGGAAGCCATGTTGATCAAAGCTCACGGTGCTAAAGCTGTGGAGGATGCGAATAAGAGGGCGAAATGATGGTTGGCTATCAAATTATTTTAGGAATTGTGGCGATTGCTTCATTGGCAGCACTATTTGACAAAGATTTATTAGGCGATAGACAGAAATATCAGCAGTTCGCAGCGATTTGCATTGCATCAATTGTTTGTTGGACTGCGGTCATGCTATACGGAATGTATTTAGCAGTGATTAATTAATTTAAATTGACCTCAGCACGTCATTAAACTACTCACAATAAGCGTGTGCGGGTTTAACTACACTACATAATGACAAACAACACTGTGTGCGGGGCTTTGAGCCGTGTGTGGAGTGCTTTTTATCGTAGTGGTTATTAGCGTGCATGAGCAAGGAGAAAACAACATGAAATTCTACAAAGATTTACTAAACTTACAACGATTTGCTGAAGATGTCGGTGACGGTGCTGGTGAAAGTGGCAATAGCGATGAGTCAAACGCTAATGATACTGACAACAATACTGAAAATAGTACTGATGATACCAAGCCGTTTAAGTCATTTGATACTGAAGACGATTTAAATTCATGGTTTGATTCCAACTACGATAAGCGGTTTGAAAAGTCTGCTGAAAAGCTCCGGGCTAAATGGGACGCTGATCAACAGCAACAAAAGTCCTATGACGAAATGTCAGATACTGAGAAACAAGCTTACGACTTAGATCAACGCTCAAAGAAGTTAGACCAACAAGCCAAGGACTTAGAGATCAAGACTAATCGGGCAAACATTACAACACGCTTGGCTAATGATGGCTTACCAACTGAGTTGGCTGATGCTTTTGAACCCGCTTTGTCTGATACCAAGGGGCTTGACACTCTATATACTGTGCTTACTAAGTCTTATCGTACTTCGGTTAAATCAGGTGTGGACAAACAGCTTGCCAGCTCATCTAATGTACCGGGCGCTGCTGGCGCCAATGTCACTGTAAGTGCAGGTGAATCATTCGCAGAACAACGCAATAAGCAAGGCCAATCCACAAGTGCAAACCTGTGGCAGACCAAATAAAGGAGGAATTTAAATGTTTGTAGGAAAGACAGTTACCGCTAATGAACACAACTTCTTAGCAAGCTCAAAGTTCATTAGCTTTACCACTATGGTAGATGATACAAACGCTGCTGTGACCACAGATGAATTAGGGCATAAGATTATTCCAGCCGGCACCATTTTACCAACCAATGACGCAAATGCTAAGGGAATTTTGCTGGATGAGATTGATGTTAATGAAGGCCCGCAAGTAGCACCACTAGTTGTTGAAGGCTGGTTCTTAGGTAAAAACTTGCCAGTTACACCTACAGCCGCAGCTATTATTGCTATGACTACCATTCACTTTAAGGATGCTGATAAGTTGGCTACAGCTACGCCAGCTGCAAGTGATTCTAGTGCTTCAGGTGGCTCTGGCAGTACCCCATCAAAATAATAAGGAGGAATAATTAATGACAACTTTGAATTTACAACGGTTTGCCACCATTGACGAACTATTCTCACAAACTGAAACGCTTGATTATGTGCGTAATCGTACTTATCCAGCGTTTTTAGGTGACACTTTATTCGCTCCACGTCGAGTAAATCAACTCAAACTGGAACAAGTTTACGCTGGAAATCGGACACCAGTTATTGCCAATGTGGCAGCTTTTAACTCAGAAGCTGAAATTGGTAGCCGTCAAGCAAGCCGGTCAACACTTGAACTGGCATTGGTAAAGCGTAAGATGCAGATCAAGGAAGACGATTTGTACGCTTTACAAAACCCACGTACTGCTGAAGAAGCAGACTACTTGAAGAATCGTGTCTTTGATGACATTGATACTTTGGTACAAGGTGTTTTAGCCCGTGCTGAAAAGATGTCAATGGATGCTTTGGCAACTGGTAAAGTTACCGTTGTTAACCCTGATACTGGTGTGGAAACGAATTTTGATTATCAAGTTCCAGCTGACCACCAAATTGACTTGACTGGCAAAGCTGGGACTACTTGGGACAGTGATTCAGCTGACCCAATCAAAGACATTCAAGACTGGGCTGACGCTATGGACGTAACACCAACGCGTGTTTTGACTTCACAAAAGATTTACCGATACATCACTCGAAACGCAAACGTTTTGAAGGATGTATTTGGGACTTCTACCCGCGTCTTAGGCCAAGCAGACTTAGATGCATTCATGCAACAACAAGGACTGCCAGTTATCCGGACTTATAACGACAAGTACAAGGTAGAAAACGGAGATGGCACCTTTACGTCATACCGCTACTTCCCTGAAGACAAGTTCGTTATGATGCCTGATGATCAACCGGGTGAAAAACTGTTCGGTCCTACTCCAGAAGAAATTGGCTTGGCTAACGATTCTAGCGTACAAAAGAGTTCTATTGGGAACGTCTTTACTACGGTCTACAGTGAAACCAAAGACCCTGTGGGTACTTGGGAAAAGGCAACAGCTGTTGTTCTGCCTAGTTTCCCCGGCGCTAATGAAGTGTTCCAAGCAACACCTATCAAGTTAGCTTAGGAGGGATATTATGGTGGATAATGTAATGGCTGAATTGCTGAGACGCTTAGACGTTGATTCACAGTCAGATGATGCACAGTTGGTAAGCGACTTGTACAGTGATGCAGTTGCTGCTGTCTTAGACTTTACCCGCCGTGATACTCTGATTGGCAACATGCCAGTTTACGCTAAACAGTTGGCTGTGGTGATGTTTAATCGCCTTGACACAGAAGGTGAAGCACAGCGAGATGAGGGCAACATTGACCGCTATTTTGTGACTGACATTCCTTCCGAGATTCAACGCCCGTTACTACGGTATCGGGTGGCTAAACCAAGGGGGCTGAAGTCATGAGACTAGCCCGCCAATCACGTACTACCATCTATGCAAAGAAGATGGTGACCACCAAGGATGATGAAGGCAACGTCATTAAGGACTGGGGTGACCCAATTCCAATGACCGTGGACGTTCAACCAGCTGGTGGTCAAGTTAACGCGTCCATCTACGGTAAAGAATTGGCTTACGTTAAATCAATTATGTATCAGGGGACAGACATACAGGAGGGCCGTGATGAAGATACGGGTCTCTTTTTGTATGCTTCCACAGACGCAGAACCCGATTACGAAATTGAGTCTATCAGCACATACCATGACCATATAACGATTCTCGCCAAGAAGGTGAGAACTGATGGCTGACATAGTAATCAAGGGTTCTGACGCTTTGATGCATAAGCTGGAAGTCTTACCAAGTAAGCTGCGTGACGCCCTGTGGGACGCCAACTTTGAGATCGTGCAAATAGCTGATGAAGAAGCAGTCAGAGAACTGCAATCATCTGTTAAACACGGTTCTGGTGAGTTATCCAGCTCACTAAAGTATGAAGTTATGGAAGATACAGACGGTCACGTAAAGGGCCGTTTGTGGTCTGATAATCCCGTAGCAATATACCGTGAATTAGGTACTGGTCTTGTTGGTGAGACTTCTGAAAAGAAGCTACCTGATGGCACTCATCCAGTTTACACGCAGCATCCATGGTTTATACCAGCGGATAAAGTTGACACTGATCTACACGCCATTTATGGCATGCCGATTATCACAATTGGCGGTCACAAGTTTTATCGCACCAACGGACAACCGGCACGGCAATTTATGGTACCGGCCATTGAGGATGCTGGTGAACAAGGGGCAAAGATCATTAAATCTCATATTAAAGAGGAGTTGGGTAAGCTTGGCAATTCAGATTCATAACGTAAATGTCGATGTGGCAAACATCCTTAACGGCATTACTGACTTAAAGGAAGTGACACCCAACTATCCGGATGAGGTTACGACTTTCCCACTGGCTGTGTATCAAACGGTGCGTAAGACCTTTATTCGGAATGCTGACAATGAGGAGACTGACACACAATGGACCGTCACGATTGACGCGTTTAAACAGCAAGGTAGTCTTACGTCCATTGTGGATGAAATTACAAACGCCTTTGCACACATAGGGTTTGTTGCTACGGTTCAACAAGCCAATCAAACAGGCTTTAACCGTTCGATTATCACGCTTACTGCGGTAGTCGATAATACAAGCGGACGTGTGTACCAAGCGTCATAATTAAGGAGGACTTATTAAATGAAAGATGTAACGCTTTATTCAAAACTCAATCTTCAACGTTTTGCTGGCACTGATCCAACTGCTACGAACGTTGATTCAACTAATGGGTTAATTGCCACTGGGACCAAGTTGGAATACGCCGAACCCGGCACTACCGATTATAGTTTAGTTGCTGATGTTAAGACTGTACCAGCACTAGGTGGCGCTCCTCAGGAAGTTGACGTTACGGCGTTGGCTGACACTCAAACCAAGCAATTGGAAGGTATTGAAGCTGCTACTTCAGCTGCCTTTACCGTCCAATACAAGGGCCCATCATGGAACGCTATCCACTCAAAGGGTGGAGACCGGAAACAATACAATTGGCGTGTTACTTATCCTGATGGCATGGTCGCAACCATGACCGGTTCATTTACCATTCAGTTTTCTGATGTGGCTGTTAACGGCGCTTTAACTTACACCATCACCGTTACCATCTCAGATGGGCCAGACTTCACTGACTCACCAACTGCTGGTATTCCGGCAGCGAGTAACGGCTCCAACTAGCATTCCCGTTTCTGTGGTAAGCCTTGATCAGACCACAGCTTCTGTGGAAGCAGGTAAAACCGTCAAATTAACGGCTACGGTAGCGCCTAACAATGCTACGGATGCTGTGCCGGTATTTACATCATCTGATGAAACCATTGCTACAGTGGCTTCTGATGGAACTGTCACGGCCATTAAAGCCGGTACAGTTACTATCACAGTAACCGCTGGTGGTAAGACTGCTACAGCTACAATTACCGTAACTGCACCAACTGAACAATAAATTTTTAGTCGCCTATGAAATGCACAATACCGCAAGGGGCGGCTTTTTTATGGAGGAATTTAAATGTCAACTAAAACAGCAGGTACAACACAATTTCAACTTGGTAACTTATCACTTGACTTAAAGCTTGATGGTAAGGCAATTCTAAACATTGAAAAGCGTCTTGGTAAGTCTGTTATGGCGCTGTTTATGAACGCTAACGGCGCTATGCAAATGCCACCCACTAACGAAATTTTGATTGTCTTACAAGGTGCTAATCAAAAGCACGGTGTCAGTGATACCGACATGATCAAAGCCTTTCAAGAATATCTTGACCAAGGTAACTCGCCAATGGACTTATTTGTAGCCATTTCAAACCTGTTTGAGGAATCTGGTTTTTTTGGCAGCAAGACACCGACGGACGACAAGCAGGAAACGTTGACTCTGGACAACGAGGACGTGGAAGAGACGGAAGCGGACGACAAGACTCTGTAAAGTCCTATGATACCGTTTCAAAAATGCTGATAGACATGCAGCCAATGGCTTTGCGTGCTGGTATCTCTGTGGAACGGTATTGGAATATGAATCTAAACGAGATTCTGGCACAATCTAAGGCCAATCAACAGCGTAAGTATGACGAACTAAAAGAACGCGCAATTATGGATCATAAACTGTCTGAGCTAATGGCCTATGCGGTCAATGAGCCTAATAAGATGCCGGACGTTGAAAAGATGTACGGCATTGATCCAGAAGCAGCTGACCCGGAGCCAAAAAAAACGGAAGAGATACCTGACTGGAAGAAAGACCAGATTGAATTTATGAAGCAAGCTGAGGCTATTCGTGCAACTCGTAACTCTAAGAAATAGGAGGTGATTTAGATGGATCTTGAAACTTTGCAAGTTATTTTTGATATTAATACCGCCAAAGTACAACCAAAATTGGACGCACTACAAAAGAAGTTTGCCAATGTTTTTAGCCATTTTGGTGGCTCTGATGATGGTCAAAAAGAAATGACTGACAAACTAAATGACTTAACCGACACGACAAAAGGTGTCATGGATAAGCTCAATGACGTCATGCAAGGCAGTTCTGAAAAGGCTGCCAAGGCAATGACTAGCAACATGTCTAAGATGAAGACTGACACTACCAAGATTGTGGATTCAATGGTACGCGATATTGATGCCAAAATGGACCAAGCACGTGCCGCCCAAGAACGGATGGTCAATCTTAAAGGTATGCGTGCCACAGTGTTAGACAGTGGCGATAATAAGACTGCTGGTCGGCTTGATGAACAGATTGCTAGTGCTCAAGCTCGTATGACGCGGTTCCAAAACCAAGCTAAAGCACTCGCACAGGAACTTAATGATGAAGCATCTGCAATTCCAGGCACACTGAAGCGTATTGCCAGTGCAATGGATGAGAATGAAGTCAAAATTGAGGGTATTCGGCAGAAAATCAAGGGTTTGGAGGTTGCTGAAAAGGATGCTATGCAACTAGACCCGTCTAAAGGTTTTGATGCTGAACCCACAGTGCCAACTAAAGCATCAAAAGCCATTGCAGACCAAATCAGTAAAGAACGTTCTGCTATGGACAAGCTTATTGGTACCAGTGACTCACTCAATTCTGAATATGGACGATTAGAAGACCGGTCTAAAGCACTTGGCAGCGTGACGGATGGTCTTGATACAGACTTAACGAAAACAAGTACGCGAACTCGTACTTTACGAGAATCGTTTGCAACACTAAGCAATGAATTTAGCACTGTGGGTAGTCGGGTTAGTCGTGTTATGAGTGCGTTTGGTAAGGTTACTGGTATCTCACGGATGCGTAGCGCACTTGCTGGGATAAAGGATGAATCGGGTGGTGTGCTAAGCAAGCTAACTGAACTTGGTTCCCGTGGTTCTAGTTCAATGAACAAGATGGGAAATTCAGCCAAGCACACGCGCTCTCAATTGTCTGAATTGAGTTACGGGATTAAATCATTACCTAGTCAATTCCTAATTTGGGGTGTTGGCTTTGAAGCTATGATGAAATTTAGTCAAACTATGTCAAACGCAATCAAAACTGACCGGGAATTTAACAACAGTTTGAATCAAATCAAAGCCAATCTAATCACGGCATTCTATCCGCTATACAGCACGATCATGCCATGGATTGACGACTTCATGAACATGCTGGCTAAAGCAACCGGCTGGCTGGCTCAATTTAGTGCCGCACTGTTTGGAATGAGTAATAGCTCTGCACGGGCTGGTGCGGCTAACCTATACAAGCAAACTAAGGCTATGGGAGAGACTTCCACAGCCACCAGTAAGGCAACTAAGGAGATTCAAAAGCAAAATGCTGCTATCACAGCCCACAATCGGGCAATGTCGGCTGAAATCTCTAAGGAAAATCAACAGATCACAGCGCAAAACACTGTTAGACGGAAAGCTATTCAAGAACAAAACCAACAGATTAAGGACCAAAATGCTAAGCGCAAGCAGGCTGTGGAAGACGCCAACGCCGCCATTACAGCTTCCAACAAGAAAGCATCACAGGAAGTTGCCAAAGAAAACGATGCCCAAAAGAAACGAATTGCTGAATTAAAGAAAAAGTATGACGATTACAAGAACTCACTCATGGGTTTTGATGAAATCAACACACTTGGAGTAAGCAAAGACATACCAGACTACACGCCAAAGAAAGCTAAGCAGAAGGTGCTTGAAACATACAAGCCGATTGCTACTAAGTCCACAGACTTCACTGCAAAGCCATTAAAACACTACACACCGGAAGCAACTAAGAGCACTGCCGGTTTAGACGGTTATACGCCGGATGGCGTTGACGACGCCTTAAATAATCCAGTTAACGCGTTTAGTGGTGCCACAGACGCAGCCAAAAAATTCAAGCAAGTCTTGGCTGACTTATTCAAGCCAATCAAGGAAGCTTGGGATAAATACGGCGCCGGTGTTATCAAAGAGTTCAAGTACGCGCTTGGCGAGATCAATCGGTTGCTGGACGATATTGGCAAGTCATTTATGCACGTTTGGGACAGTAAGCTAGGTGTGGAAGTCGTATCGGACATACTAAAACTACTTAAAACTGTACTTGGAATTATCGGTGATATAGCTAAAGCATTTGTGGAAGCATGGGAGGACCACGGAGCCGGTACCAAGTACATTAAATCTATTTTTGAAGCGTTTGACTCAATCCTTAAAACGTTAAATGCTATCGGCGTTTCATTCCGCAAGGCATGGGACGGCGGTGACACAGGCAAGAAGATTACCAGCGACTTACTCAAACTGTTTACTGACATAAACAAGATGATCAAAGAATTTAGTGATTCCTTTCGTGCCGTTTGGAAAGAGGGAGACACTGGTACCAAGCTATTTAGTGCTTGGTTGAAGGTCTTTGATAATATTGTCAAGTTAGTTGATGAATTTGTAAAATCGTTTACGGATGCGTGGAAACAAGGCAAAGTTGGACAAGGCATCTTTAACGACATCTTCAAAATTGCTACCAACGTTGGTAAAACGATTGGTGCTTTAGCCGGTCAGTTTGACAAGGCTTGGAAGTCTGGTAAGACAGGTCAATCTATCTTCCACACGATTCTGGGAGCTGCTAAAGATGTACTGGATGACATCAAAGATATGTCAGGTGCCACAGTGACATTTGCTAAAAATCTTGATTTTACGCCACTTTTAAAGTCGATTGAATCGCTATTCAAGTCCCTGAAAGGTTTGAATAAAACCGTTTGGGACGCGCTGGATTGGGGTTACAAGAATGTTCTGATGCCACTAGCTAAATTTACGATCACACAAGCATTGCCAGCATTCTTCAAGGTATTAGCTGCGGCAATTAAAGTTGTAAATTCAGTTCTTAAAGCACTAGCGCCATTGTTTAAATCATTATTTGATACGTTCTTGAAGCCATTTGCGTCCTACACCGGTGGTAAAGGGATCAGTGCACTGAACTTGATCACTAAAGCACTGGACAAATTATCTAGTTGGATTGATAAGCATCAATCGACAGTTAGAGACTTTGCTAAGGTGCTGGGAACGCTGTTTGTAATTAAGATTGGTACGAGTGCGTTCACTCAAGGTATTGGTTTTATGGGCAGTATCTTAGATGAATTATCTTTGATGAAAGTCAAAGGGCCAATTCTTAAACAGCTGTTCAATAAAATTACTGGTTTAGACAAGCTGAAAAATGCATTTTCCACTCTGAAAAATATCACTGGCCTCTCATGGGACGGGTTTAAGGGTGGCGCTGGCAAAGCCAAAGATTTAGCTGGTACCACATGGTCGAAACTCAAAGACGGTGCTAAATATGCCGGTGATCTCGTCAGTGTTGGTTGGAGTAAATTAAAAGACGGCGCCGTTACTGTAGTCGGATTGGTCAAGGACTTCAAAAACTGGTCCATTTGGGGGAAATTAGCAGCAGGTGCTCAAGCAGCATTAAATGCAGTTATGGCCGTTAATCCTTATGTTCTACTAGATGCTGCCATTGCCGCCGTTATTGCTGGATTTGTTTTGTTATACAAACACAACAAGAAATTCCGTGATTTTGTACATGGAGTTTATAAGTCAATCGTCAGTTGGCTAGGTGACGCGATCACTTGGTTAAAGAAAAACTGGGCCGATGTTGCTCTATTTATTATCAATCCAGTTGGAGGAATCTCAAATTGGTTCCTGAAAGATACCAAGACTGGTAAGGCAATTGTTAAGTGGGGTCAGAAGCAGCTTAAGCATGCTGTTAAATGGGCTCAAAGCATTGGTAAAGGAATCAACGAGAAAGTTGAGATTGGTAAAAAGTGGGCCACACAGGCCGGCGGAAAAATCGGTAAGTGGGTTAACAGGTTCCGAGCCAAGGCGTCGAAGACCATCAAGTCATGGGCCAGCAAGTTAGGCAGTAAGGTGCACGACGGTGTAGATGGTGCGAAGAAGCTAGCGTCTGCCGCTGGTACTAAAATCGGTGGTTGGGTGAACGGCTTCCGTAAGAAGGCCAGTTCCACGCTGAAAAAGTGGTCTAAAGGCCTAGGAAGCACGATCCATTCAGGAATTTCTGGTGCCAAATCGCTTGCCACCAAGGCGGGCGAAAGTTTGGGTTCATGGGTCGGTTCGTTTAGGTCCAAGGCATCTAGCACGATTGGTAAATGGGCTGGCAGTTTAGGTTCAACGATTTCTAAGGGCCTGAAAGGCACTGTGAATACAATCAAAGCCGCTGCCGGAGATATTGCAAACGGAATCGTTAGTACGATCGGTGCCGCTGTGAACGGCGTCATCAAGGGCCTGAAATGGATTCTGCAAAAAGTCGGCGCCAACGGTATGGCTAACAATCTATCTACTTGGAATATTCCTAAGTTCGCTGCTGGTGGTGTCCATCAAGGTGGGCTTGCCATGGTCAATGATGAAGACCGTGATAATTATCAGGAAAGCTATTTGTTACCAAACGGGCAGCAAGGGATCTTTCCTAAGCAACGAAACATTGTGACCATGATGCCATATGGTACCAAGATTAAGTCAGCTGCACAGACGGAACGTGAGATTTATGACCAGATTCCACACTACGCAAATGGTGTGAGTGGGACTACTTGGTCATTGGGCTTACCAACTGGTAGTGGGAACTATAGCATTAAGTTCGGGCCGGTATTAAGTCAGTTCGCTAACTCTGTGATGGATGAAGTGCAAGATTCATTGAAAGGTATTAGAGGTGGCAACGTACTGTATGACGCTAACCATCCATTGGACATCATTAAAGAATTTACGTCTGCTGCTGACAATGTTAGTTCTAATAACTCGTTGGGTAACTCATTAGGCCGTTCCGGCGTTTCTATGGTGCGTGATGGTGCGGTATCTGAAATTGGTAGCGCACTGCGTTCATTTGCTAACAAGCAACTGGAAAAGATGCACAAAATAATTGATGATGCTACGGACGCCTACAATCGTGCGCTTAATGCATTGAAGGCAATGATGAAGAAGCTTTCTGGCAAGCGCGGTCACGAATTAGGCGGCACGGTCACGCAAGAAGGGAATTATCCATTGGCTGAAGGCAATCGGGCTGAAATGATCGTACCCTTGACTAAGCCACAATTGGCAATGAGCCGAATTAATGAAGCCTTGAATTTCATGGGTTACAACGGCACCGGTGTCACTATGCCGGGTGCTATGACAACGACTAGCTTGCCAACAACCTCAGCTCTCTCTGTGGACGGCAACAAAGCTTCCACACAGGTCAAAGGCAACGGGGTATCTGGAATGCAAGAAGCAATTGTTAACGCTGTGATGATGGGCCTGCAACAACAGAAGAGTTCATCAATTGCTAATGCTGACCAGCCAATTGAAATTACCGTTAAAATTGGTGATGAAAGCTTTGGAAAGCATGCAATCAAAGGTATTAATTCAGTCAACAAGAAAAATGGCAAAAACATGCTGAAACTTTAGGAGGATTATAGTGAGTGCAAATTATTATTTGGCTTTCAACGGGGCCACCATGCCAACCCCGCAAACATATTCATGGGTGATACAAGACATTGATGGCAAGACTACGCGTAACGCCGCAGGAACTATGGTTCGTGACCGGATTACATCTAAGCGCAAGCTGACAATTGAATGGGGACCGTTGTCCAATGCACAGATCTCGCAGATTTTGCAGGCGATTGCAGACCCATTTTTTAAAGCAACCTATTTAGATGCACAGACCGGTAGCATGACCACTAAGACTTTCTATGTAGGTGACCGAACAAGTCCAGCGTATTCTTGGAATGAAAAATTCCAGAATTATGCTTGGTCAGGATTGAGTTTTGACATTATCGAACAATAGATATTGGAGGTGAGAAATTGCTAAAACAATCGGATGCATTCAATACTGTATTTAACAGTGACCAGCGAACACTGGCTGTTAAATTTACAGTAGCCGATAAGGATTATACTGCGGATGATCTGGCCTCTATTGATTATGATTCTGGTGCTATGACTGGCGAGTCAATGGGCATTGGTACGGCGTATGAAAACTCAGTTACTATCACGTTTGCTAACTTAATTGAGGGAATTAAAGATCAAGACCAAGTGACAGTTTCTATCGGCGCTCAACTACCAGATGGTACGTTTGAATATGCCCCGTTAGGTGTGTTTTATGTAAATAATGATATTTCCATGGACCGCAATAATAATGTGACTACTATTACGGCTGATGATGGCATGTGTAAGATGGAGGGAGTGTATACGCCTAAAGTTACATTGCCAGTATCAATTGCTGATATGGCGTTGGACATTGCCAATCAAACTGGTGTGATGGTCAATAGTGATAATCTCAGTGCGCTCCCCAAGCAAGCCGTGGCTGAATTGCCAAAGAATCAGACTTACCGGACTGTCTTAGGATGGTTGGCAATGATGGTACCCGGATATGCTGCATTTGACCGTGACGGTAAATTGTGCTTGAAGGGTATCACGCAGCCCACATATGAAGTTACACCTGAAACATACGAGTTCCAAGGATTGACCAAGAACGAAAATCCCTACACAGTTGCCGGTATTGTGATTGCGCAGGACGATGATTCTGATTACTCCGCCACAGATGGGGGCGGGAATGATACGAGTGTAACGGATGATACTGAATATGCAGACACCGATGGTACAGATGATACGACCAAAAGTATTTCTGTGGGTGCCACAACAGGGTCAATCATCTCAACTTCTAATCCGTTAATGACCCAAGACGCGTTAAACGCTGCTTGGAAGATTATCCAGCCGATTCAGTATTATCAATATACGCTTAATTGGTTTGGCAATCCTGCTGTGGAAGCTGGTGACTGGTTGGTTGTCTCTGATACCGCTGGCAACAAATTTACCGTGCCAAACAACAGCTATACTATGACGTTTGGCGGTGGTTACAGCGCCACTTCCAGTACCGGTGAATCAGTCACATCATCTGGCACTTGGGATTACAATGGCACGCTCAATCAGACCATCAAAGAGATAGTCAGACAGACAAATGCTAGTGGAACATACTCATACTTCACGGTAAGTGATCCAGCTAATCCAAGTGAAGGCGATATTTGGTACAAGCCTAACGGTGAAAAAGTTACACTGTACATCTATAGCAACGGAGCTTGGAAACCAATTGTTGATGATATGACGGGACAGCAGATTCAGCAAAGCGTTGCTGATGCACAGGCTGATATTAAGACGGCTAAGGCGGTGGCAGACGCGGCCAACACTCTGGCTACTAACAATCAAAACGCGTTACAGTCAAAGCTTGGTAATGATGAGTTTAATACGGCTGTCAGTCAGCTGAATAATGACATCAATTTGAGAGTTAAAACAGGCGACGTTATCAGCCAAATTAATCTGGAAGCCAATCAGACGTTGATTGAGTCTGGTAAGATTTTACTAGACGCGCCCACAGTCACATTTTCAGGAAACGCGTTTATTCCAAGCGCAGCCATCTCTGATTTGTCTGCCGATAAATTAACAGCAGGAACGATTGATGCAAACACAGTTAATATTATAAATTTGAATGGTGACAGCATTTCATCTAAATCGATTACTGGTGATAAATTATCTGTTAATGCTATCCAGGCTGGGTTCAACGACATGGGAAATGTTATGAATATAGACTCTAGCTCACTTAATTTTTATAACGGTGGTAATCAGGTTTTATCATTAAACCAAACCGGACTTGAAATATGGGAATCTGGTGTTGAAGTTGGTGAAATACATGCCAACATCTATGCAGATGAACCGAATTACCGGGGCCTTGACTTTGATTTAAGTGAAAACGCAGACTATATGGCATGGGCCGCTAAAGACAGTTCTACTTCACCGTATTACGCAAAACTAACATGGAACAGAAATACACACGATGGTCTTGAAGCGGGTTTTTCGTTTGCTGACCCTGTTATGTTTCAAAGCCAAGTTGAAGCTTTGAAAGGAATGCAGTTGGACGGGACTTTAAACATGGCTTACAACGATATTATCAATGCTGCCGTAAACGATATTCAAATTGGTAACATTGCGCCAATTGGTGGTGGTATTAACAACAGTGTTATTAATTTCTCAAACGAAACTGTCGGTACTCATAATGGTATTTTGATTGGTGCCGGCTCAGGCCATGGTATTTTTATTGGGCCTGATACCATCTTTTTACTTTTCGGTGGTGGTGTTTACAACATGTATGAAGTTATTAAATCAATTGGTACTGGTGAAACTTGGTAATATTTGAATTCTGAAAGGATGATATACTTGCAACTTAAATTTAAAAATCATGATCTGAAACCACTTAATACTTTGCTGACTGAACTTAAAATTAAAGGTGCTAGCGTGAACCGTGCCAGATACCGAATTGTGCAATTATTAGAAGCACAATCTAAAACACTCACACATGATAGTCAAGCGCTGGTGTCTGAATATGCGTCAAGAGACGTTTCAGGGAACCCAATTATTAAAGATAACAATTATCAAATTGATCCTGTAAAACAGGTTGAGTTCAGTAAGGCCAGCAATGAGCTAATGAATGAACCGCTTTTAATCACGGTTGATGATTATGTACCACAACTAAAAAAGCTGTACGCATTTATAAATGAATATGATGGCGAATTAGAAGGTACCAGCGCTTATGCGTTCGGTGTTTTTTTAGATGCATTGGAAGATGCAGGCATTAAATAATGATTGAAGTTAGGAGGTGACCATATGACTTCTTCAGCAAATGGGCTTGTGGGTACAGGCACACGGCTTTTTATGGCTGAGCATGGTGATCTAGCGTTTCAAGAAGTTGCCAATGTTAAAACAACGCCAGAAGTTGGACCCACAGCACAACAACTAGAAATCACTAACCTAGATGATGATAATCAGCGGTATGTGTCTGGCTTGGGTGCTATTTCGGCATTAACTTTTACAGTTATCTATAAAGGTCCAGACTGGAACAAGATTTATCAAAAATCTGGTGACAAAGTAGCCTATGATTGGAAGTTAATCTATCCGGACGGAATGTACATCACTTTTACTGGAGCGGTAGAGATTCAGTTGGAACCAATTGACATCAACACAGCAGCTACATTTAATCTCACCATTACGCCGGATAATGTGCCACGGTTTCATAAGTCGAACAGTACAACGGATAATGCTGGTAATGGAGATGATAGTGGAGGAGGCGGTAATGGTATGAGTTACAGACCTATGTTTGTTAAATCCTTTGATAATGTGGCAGATATGAACGCATTTGATAATTCAGATGATGTGCTTGATCAGGGCGATTTTGTTCTTATTAGCAGTAATGACGGAGATAATGGTAAAGTTTATTTCTACAATGGCAACGGATTTACTTACTTTGCCAGTATCATAGGTCCACAAGGTGACACAGGTGCTAAAGGTGATCCGGGTACTGATATTAAAATGATGGGTGCCATTGATACATTACCAGCACTAGGACAAGAAGGTCAGTGTTACTTTGTGAGTACTACGCTATATAGCTGGTCTAGTGGTAAGTGGATTAATTTAGGCGACTTTCAAGGTCCCAAAGGTGATAAGGGCGATGTCGGACCGCAGGGGCAACAAGGCATTCAAGGCCCAAAAGGTGCCACCGGTCACGGCCTAGAAATTAAGGGTAAAGTGGACACTACTTCCCAGCTTCCAGCAACAGCTAGTGAAGGCGATGGTTACTTGGTTGCCGAAGAACTCTATGTATGGACGGATAATGAATGGAAAGATTGTGGACAGATTCAAGGCCCGGCTGGTAAGGATGGAAAGGACGGTGCAACTGGACCCCAAGGAATCCAAGGACCCAAGGGTGACACCGGCCCAGCAGGTAATGACGGAACGGCAAAATATGAAGAATTGGCCGATAATACGGACTTGTTCTCACTGGTGGTTAATGATGAGCTAGCTCATTACTATTTATGTGGTTCCAATGCTTCCGCTAAAACACTTAAGAATTGCCCAGTAGCTACCGCATTTTCACTACAGCTATCACCCGCCAATGTTACTCAATCCATTGCTACTAACAATGTTCCAGAGTGGGCTTATACCCAGATGTTATTACAGCCGTTCAATTCCAGCACCATATGGATTGCTTCTACCAACTCAGATGTTGATGGAAATATATCCAACACTTCTTGGGTACAGGTGGCTAATATGTCCGATGTGACAACCGCCGTTAGTGCGGCTACTGCTAATATGGTTAGCAACGTCAAGGGGGACACATCATGGGAAAACATAGATGGGTTCAAGAAATTCGTACACAAGCCAACTGACTCTGAAGGCTATCAATTCATGACCAGCGCTGATGTTAATGGCGCTATTAACCCCCTAGAGCAGAAAATTAGTGACACGGGTTGGCAACAACTGGTATCAAAGGACAGTTCTTCCGCTGCATTTGATAGTAATTCTTATTATAGAATAGTTAATGGTGTTCTGTATGTTCATGGAACAATTAGTGTTCTTAATACATCAAATCTTCGTTATCAATTATGGGATATGCCAACTGGGTGGAGTATTAGTGACAAGGCTGGTACTCAAACAATTTATCCAGACTCTACCGCCCAAAATAATTATGTACAGTTAAATACTGGTGGATTACTAGTTTACGAAGATAAAACAGGATACCGCACTGATTTTAGGTTTGTATCTCCTGTAGATAAGGCATAGAAAGGACGATTAAATGTTTATTTATATAACGTATGACAAAGATGGTTTCATTACGGCTTACCAGAATACTGAAGCAGACGGGTTTACCAAGGTTTTCATACTCGATTCATGGATTACCCAGTTTGCTCAGCATTCTGACAAATTCCGGTACGACACTGATAAAAGGGTGGTACTTAATCCGGGTAATCTCCCAGAATTATCCCTCGATGAACTGAATACCAAGTATTCCGATGTGCTTAAGACTAGCCAGCAAGCGGTAAACTCTGCCACTACCTTAGCACAACAACAGACGGTATCCGCAACGAGTATCAACCAGTTACAGCAATCAATTACAGCATTAGCACTCAGTCAATCAGCAAAGGGGACAGCATAATGGTACAAATTTATACATGGGCATATCAAGACTGGAAGACAATTACCAAGGAAACATTAGCAACAATCGTGGGCTTACCAGATGGTATTACTGCTGATGATTACAAGAATATCACCGGCGAAGCATATGTAGCACCAACAACTCAAGCAACGACCACAAGCACTCCCACTAACTAGCATTCAATCAGCCGGTTAGTCAGTGCTTTTAATTTACCCAAAATTCGAGGAGGATAAAAAATGTTCAAAGAAATTACAGATGTATTTAATTGGCTCAACAATGCTGGTGTATTCGCCTTCTTAGTGGTGTTGATTCCTGCCGTATATAAGCTGGTTAAGCCTCTTCTTACCCGCAAGGTTCAGACGGAAAAGAATACCCACGTCAAGCAAGCCTTAGAAGTTGGTTTAAACTTTGCTAATACGATCGTTCCGGAAATGGCGGTCATGGCTGGATTATCCCTGTCTGATCGTAAAAAGGAAGCAATCCGCTTCGTTAATGCTCAATTGACAGCTAATGGCTTTGACTTAGACGCTGAAGTAATCAGTGGATTGGTCGAGAAGGCTTATCAAGCGTACAAGGTAGCCGGTGGGGATAATCATGCCCCAGTTGTTACCCCAGCACCAACGGAGGTTATGACCCCAGCAGAAGGGACTGACAGCAATGACTAAAAAGATTGTTGATCTGTCTTCTTACCAAGCCGATTCCTTGGCTTACATGAAGCAACTCAAAAAGTGGGGTGCTGACGGGATTATGGTTAAACTGACAGAAGGTACTGGTTATCTCAGTCCCAAGGCTGGCAACCAGATTACCAATGGCTTCAAGGTATTCAATACCGTTGGGGTTTACCATTTCTTTCATGGTCGGGGAACCGCAGAAGCGGCTTACTTTTTGGCTTGGGTTAAGAAAATGGGATTGGATAAGTCCACGGTATTAGCCATTGATGTAGAAGCGCCGGGCTTAACCTGGACAACTACAGGCCAAGTTAACGTGTTCCTGAAATATCTAATTAGCCATGGATACAAGAACGTGATTACGTATGGATCGGGTAGCTGGTTTACGTCTGGTCGGATTAATCGTTCTAAGTTAGTTGATAAGGCGATTTGGGTAGCAGCTTATAATAACTACGGTCCAGGAGTGAATAATGCTAACGCTTGGCAAAATACCGATAATTGGAATGGCCATGGTGTGGATTGCAGTTATGACTTCGATGGTAAGCTTTCTGGTAAGCTTACCAAAGCAACGCCTAAGAAAGCCTCATACTGGGCTGATAACGGCCTGTACGAAGTGATTACCAGTGAGGTTAACGTATATGGTAAGCCAGCCTTAGATGCTGCTAACAAGCGCCGTATTCATTTCTCCAAGGGAAGCACCATCTACGGTAAAGCGGTCAAGTACGGCAAGGTGTACCGGATTAAGACTGATGTTGGTTACATTTCAGCTAACAAGGACTATGTAAAGCTGGTTAGAAAGTCGGGTGGTGAGTAATGCCTCAAGGGGATTTTAATGATACTATTCGAATGCTGATTGATATACAAAAGGACGTGAGTGCAACCAAAACAAAAGTTGAAGATATCGAAGAAAAGCTCAATCAGGTGGACTCGATTGATGAAAAAGCAGAAAAGAGCTTAGCTAAATCAGTCGAAAATGGGCATCAGATTGATCGATTGACCAATATTCAAAACTGGTTAATTGGTATTTTAATATCAGGAATTGGCGTCACTATTTTGATCTATATTATCGAAAAATTTCTCTAATTGAAGTCGACGTACGTGATTTTTAAAATAAATAGTGCTAGGATTAAATCAATCCTAAAAAATTGACACAGCCAAAAAAGTCACTCACCTCATGAGGTGGGTGACTTTTTTAACCCCATTTTAATAAAAGTGTCCTAATATGAGAGACAAATTAATCCTTTAATCATATAATTAATTCTTGTCCTGAGAGGATAAAAGTAATTCCCCCTATTAATACCTGTATGTACTGATTTCAGAAAAGCCCCTTACTCCGCATAGTAGGGGCTTTTTTGTGTGCATACTGCTTCATTTAAATAACTATACATCTAAAAAAGTTGTTGACAATTTAATTTTTTGGCATAATATTATGAATGCTGACAAAAAATAAGGAGTTGGATAATATTGGTTTCAAATTTTAAGAAGTATTTGATTGTTATTGCTGCAATAGTTGGTTTATTGGGAACAGGATTTAGTGCCAAAGTGCTGGCCGACAACATTTGGACTGGACATTCTAATATAGAAGCCATCAATGGCGATATTGATACATTGGTCGATAAACTTAAGACTAAAGAACAGACCGCTAATGCTGCCAAAAATGATTTGTCTAATGCTCAACAACAGACTAAACAGTTGCAAAGTCAGGTGGACAGTTTACAGCAACAGTTGCAACAAGCGAATACAGACAAGCAGTCTGAAATTCAAGAAAAAATTGCAGAAATTAATCAGGCCATCGCAGATGGTAACAGCAAAGTTGCTGATAAGCAAAAAGAAGTTGACGCTGATAATCAAAAGATTAATGATTTAAACCAACAAATTAGTGATTTGAAGAACCAAGCTGCAAGCAATAGTAGCAGTAGTAACTCTGACTTAAATCAGGCAATTACCGACGTACAAAATACTAAGAACAAAGCGGATCAAGCCGTAAGCAATAATTAACCAAAAAATGCCACTCATCTCATTACGAGGTGGGGGCTTTTTTGTGAGTTGAGTGACAATTTCGATTGATTGTTATATAATTGCATACGTCCTAATTAGACACAAGCATTCCCCCAAATAGAGTCTGTATGTACTGATTTCAAAAAAGCCCCCTACTCCGCATAGTAGAGGGCTTTTTTGTGTGCATATGAATGTTAAAAATATGTAATTACCCGGCTAGGTTTTGGTGCACAAATGGTGCACATTGAATTTATGTGGGGTCTAATAACCCTTGTATCAAGGCTTTTGAGAATGACTTCGAATCCTGCTCGGGGCATAATAGTAATAAAAGAGGAACACTGCTAAATCAACGTTTAGCGGTGTTCTTTTTTATAATCAAAAAACGAAAAGCTTAGAAGCATTTGTTTTTTAGTACGGGACTTTCCGTTAGCTTAATAAAGCTATTACGGATACTTTTAAATCTGCTTTCGGTCAGCAAGTTAAGCAGAGAACTGCGGGACTCCCTCTTTTTGATTCGTGGTATAGTGAAGGGTATCAGTGTAGTTAAGAAAGGGGCTATGAGTA